GGTAGTCCGTAGTGCTATCTACATAGTTTTGCGGAATATCGGCTATATACACCGTGTCGCGTACACGTATTGTATCGTAATGGTATCGCCATTGCTGCACGCGCTCGCGTATAGTCAGTGTATCATAGCGCAACTCCACTATGGTGTCGGTCTTCACTACTACCCTGTCAGCGGTCGGACGTGTCGCGGTGCAATAGCCGCAAACCAATCCGACTGCCAGCAACAGCAGAGCAATAGCAACCGCCGACAATATCCGCTCACTCGCGCTCATTCGCCTTGCGCCATTGCTCGTATCTCTTTGCCGTAGTAAGAGAGACGCCCATCTCTCTTGCCGCTTCGCGCACGCTCAACGTCTCACGGAGTGCCGCAAATTGGGCACGCCGCTCCATTGCGGCATCGCTTGTCTTCGCAATAGGGGCGGGCTGTTGCTCTAATCGCTCCACGCGCTCGCGTAGGCTTGCCAATCCCTCGTATATAGCAGCGTCGCTATTCTTGTGCTGCCGCTGCCACTCGTCCTGCCGCCTGTTCAGTTCCGCAAGGCTCTTATAGTTGCCGTCGATACGGTCTTCGTGGTTGCAGTACTTGTCGTGGAGAATAGCCTGCTTGGCGTAGATGTCCTCAATGGCATTGTGCAAGTTCGCCGTCCTTACGGTGAAAAATATCACGGCTATCGCCACGATAATCGCTAAAATAATGATAGTTGCTAACATAATCGTTTTTGTTATTGGTTTATAATCGCTTTCTTGTCGCACACATAACGCACACGCTCTGTACAGTCAAGCCGCAAACACGAGTGTACTTTAACCTCATTCTGCAACTCAAAGACCTGTTGCATAAGGGTGTGTTGCTGCTTGTACAATTCGTCAATCTTGGCAGAGAGCCGCAAGTTTTCCTGCTTCACCTCCTTGTACAGTTCCTGCCAGTTGTCTATCGCCCGTGTCTCATTCTCAACGTCCTTACCTACCACTTCCGCCGTCTTCAATGCCCGGTTCTGTTTGTAGTAGATTATCGACCCGCCACCTATTGCGGCTAACAGACTGCACACGGCTGTCACTATCACGTCCACCCACTCCATATACTCACACATTGCAGGGCGTTATGCCCATCAGTTCCTCAATAGTCACGTTAACAGCGTATGCCGTCAATACATCCGTTGTAGTATTGTACACCCGCTCCGTGCTATTCACGGATACCAGCCGCAAGGTATCACTATTCACCAACGACTGCACCCAGCGGAGCGCGTACTGCTTGCAGCACTCCAGCCGTTCCTCATTCTCTATGCCGTCGAAGTCGTACTCTGCCAGCATTGAAAAGAAAAGCCCTACATTCACGCGCTCCACCCACGAACAGCCCACCTGTGCCGCCGTGCCATTCTTCAACAGATAACACAGACACACAACGCCGTCATTCTGGAACTCTGGACACCGCGCCACAAGGTCGTTCATTTCCCCCTCTGCATTGTAGAGGAAAGCACAACCAACAGCCTGCACACTCTCACGTATCTTATCTATCACCGTCATCGCTTATTCTTCATTTCCGCTATCTTGCGGAGTTTGACCTGATATGCCGCACGGTTATATGCGTCCCTCTTCGCCATCACCAACTCATTCACCGTCAAGTCTTCCGCTGACGTGAACGACGGCAAGCCGAAGTAGTCACGCAAGAAAACCAACAGCCCCTCCTCCATAGACACCTGCACGCACGCTGACTGCGCGGCACGCTCATCTGCCGACATAGGCGGCACAAGCCGCGAAAGTAACTTCGCAAACTGCCCGCCATAATCAACGAAACCCATTGCCCATATATACTGCGCAATCGTTGTATCGTTCCACGTGGAACAGACGCCTATAACGGAAAAATCATTTTTCAGGCACGCGAAAAAATCACCCACACGCAACGCTCCGTAGCACAGACCGAGACGCTCCTGCGCCGCCGCGTACAACCGCGCACGCTCTCTCTTGCTTACCTGCCGCCATTGGAACATCAATGTCTCTGCGGGCGCGTCCCACTCAATCTGTAACCTCATAGCCCCCACGTTTTAGAACACCATACACCTGCATAGTGGCGTCCACCCAGCACTGACCGCATAGAGTATTCGCCACACGGACACCCGTCATCGCCATAAGGTCGGAAAGCAGCGACTTATCCACCGCCCGCTTGCCCTCCACCGATACACGGTGTAACATATCATATTGCGCTTGGGTAATCCTATACATATCGGCGACAAAGGTACAAAAAAATAACGACTTTTGCAAGTCGTTATGAAAAATGATACACTTTCTGTCCCGTATCGAAGGTATCAACGTGCAACCACGTAACACCGTCCTCTACTCGTATGTTGCACGGCAATAGGTCGGTATTAGTGTCTATCCGCCGCCGCATCTCAGCGGCACTCATACAAGGGCTTGTAAGGTCAAACGCCTTACCCATAGTGTGCGCGGAAAGGTACTGCACACCCTGCCGCGTCTTGCCAGCGGGTATATCGCACAGGTTACACCGCAACCCCCGCTGTGTGTGACCGCCACCATTGCAGCATAACGGCACTTGCAATATGTCACGCCGCAATACCAGTAGGACGTGGAGCGCGTCCGTATCGAGAAACTGCCACGCCTTATCGCCCCACTTACGGTACGTGTGCGGACAAACAAGTTCGGAGAGTGTGAACCACTCCCCGATACCTGCTATTATCTCCGACCGCGTCATCACTTCAGATTAACCGTCCAACCCTTCGCCGTAGCCGCCTCGTGTACGGTCGTATTGTCACCGCCGTATATGTTCAGCGTTCCAGACGTAGAAGTGGCGTTGGTAATCAATGACGCCAGATTGGTAGAAACAGTTGCCTGTTTATACGTTTTCGCAACCGCCAACATTGTTACCGTCGTGTTGCTACTGCAAACCAGAGAGTCCAGCGCGGTGTTCTTGCTCACATCGAGCGTGGTCAGTTGGTTGTCAGAGCAAACCAGAGAGTCCAGCGCGGTGTTCTTGCTCACATCGAGCGTGGTCAGTTGGTTGCCATGGCAATCCAGATAGCCCAGCGCGGTGTTCTTGCTCACATCCAGCGTGGTCAGTTGGTTGCCATAGCAAGTCAGATCGGTCAGCGCGGTGTTCTTGCTCACATCGATGCCGTCATAAGCCTCGACGTGTAAATCACTCGAAATGTTAATAAAAAGAATAGCACCACACAACGTAACCGTCTGCCCCTCTATGGCTACATACCACCCAACCTCGCTATCGGGGTCTTCCGTCTTATCAGCGTCAGAGAGGGTGACGGTGCGGCGTCTGATAGTGCCATCACCGTCATCCTCTACTATATACAGAGAGTCGAAGCCCTCAACTACATTGACAAAGACTTTATTTTTTTTTTTCGCACTCATCTTGAGTGTCACAGCCCCGACTTGTACCTGTGTTTTCAGATTGTCGTACGCTGCCTTCGCGCTCTCATACGTGCTACCATCCCCCGTGAGTGCCACCTCTGCATATTGCTCACGGCAAGTGAGGGAAAGCCCCCACATACCACCGTTGGCATTCTCATCACGTGTCAGCGTCGATATATCACCATACAATGGAGACTTCGCACCAACGACCTCAAACGAACCGTCGCCCACGCGGTCTTTCTTCGGCAATACCATAAGATAGCCGAAAGTACTGTTAAAGAAAGGCTCTACCTTATCACGCGACACGTCCGCACCGCGCTCGGGTATCTGGAACGATACCGTCTTCAGAAACTCATTCAAGCCGTTATCCGTATTGCCCGCCGTCGTACTGCCGTTGAACGGAGTGACAAAAGCATTCTCTACAACGTGCACGCCACCCTGTGGGCACGTGATACTCTTTATCTTGCGCGGATTGGCTGCGTCATACGTAATTACCGGATTATATGCATAATCCACGATTATAGCCTCACCGTTATAACCACCCACTATCGGGTTCTCACAATCGAGCGTGATATTTCCGCTCAATATACTACTACATCCTTCCATATCTCTTAATTTTTAATAATTTTTACTCTGTTGGTGTTGCGGGCGTCTCTATGTACATCACTTCAGGAACCTCCGCATTGAAACTCGATAGACTTGTCACGTCTGTGTGCTGTTCATTGCCTCCGACAACGATAACGACCTTACTCTCAAAGGGTACAGAGCCATAGACGCCCGAAACGGTAACAATGTACGACCCTGCACGTAATCCGTAGAGGTAGACGAATAACGCAGTGCCATTCCCTGTTGTACCGTAACGGTCACCCTTACTATTTTCCATAGTAGTCAATTCGGCAACCCCCGTAGTATCAGGGTACACACATCTCACTCTCAAGTCCTGCACGTCCGAGAAACTGCAAGCCGTGGCACTCGTAGAGCCGACCACCTGGGAACGCAACGCAAACTTAATACTTGTACCTTTGCGCCCCGCAAGTTCGGACACCTGCCCCGCCACAAAATTCGTCTTCATAACTAACCGCAATAGAAATTCGTTTTGAAAAATATGCCGCATATATCCTGCAACGTGGCATTGCAACGCGCATACATAGCCTTATCCTCATCGGAAGTCATTTGCCCTGCAATAAAGTCACGCAACTTCCCCAGCCACATTGCCGCATCCCTGCTATACTGCGCTATCACGTCCCCACTCGTAGGAGTAAGTGCACTTAACGCATTCGGCGTCTTTGCCCCGCTGCGAGTAGCAACCGCCCCGCGCTGCATCAACAGCAACACCGTAAGGGACGCGATAGAGCGATACCCTATCTCATCTATTCCTTCCTGCCATTCCGATGTCGCCATCTCGTGCAATATCCCAGTCACTATATCAGGTTTGGGATAGGGCTGTTCGAGGGGGTTACCCATCGGGTAGTACGCTGCTATATATGCGTACACAATTTCACGCTCCGCCCTGTCAATCTCTGACTGCGACACTTGCAGACTGAGACGGTAACCGTGCTCTATGTATTGCTGCGGTGTCATTTTCTCTTTCTTGACTTACGAACGGTTTTGGGAGTAGCGGACTGCACCGCTACCCCTCCACCATTCTTACTTCAGTTAGCCTCACGCAATACAGCCGCGGACTGCAAACCGTAAACGACACCGCCCATATACATCTCGTAGAGATAGTACTGCGCATTCTCTTTCCATTCCGGGAACGCCACGTCGTTGGTCTTCTTCACCTTGACACGGTACAGAGACGGTATGAAGATAATACCGTGCAAACCGGTAACGTTGGCAAGATAATCCTTAACGATAATCTTATCCACGCCGATAATAGCAGCCACCTCATCGAGAGACTTCAAGGTCTCAGTTCCGCCCTCACCGTACTTGAACTTGCGCAACTCAATAGCCTGCGCGGTGGTAATTACCAGCACTTTCTTGCCCTCTGCGCGAACCTCTGCCGCTGTACGCGCATAGTCCACAATAGTAGGAGTAGCAGCCACCTCAGGATTAACCACGGTGATACGTGCATTGCTGGTCTTCGTTGCGCCGATAGTCTCGAAGCACGTCACTTTCTTTCCAGCAGCGTTCACCTCATCACCAATCAGCAACGACTTAACGGCTACCGACTTGACGGATTTGCGCAACTCATTGGTGTATGCCGATACATACTCACCCAACTGACCCGCTTCCTCTGCGTCTGCCAAATCCTCGGTAGAGATGCGCTGCATCTTGTACACAGATGCCGCCTTAATCTCAATGCCCTCGGCTGCCAGTTCCTGCAAATCCTTTGTCACGCCCGCATCGCTCGCCTTATTCCATTGCTTAGCAATCTGCGCGGGTTTGGTCTCGTCAATGTCCACATAGTAGAACTTGCCGAACTTCGTCTGTGCCAGCATATCAAACAACTCGTCCGCGTCGTCCTGCTTGAATTGGATAGCATAATCCACTGCCTCCTGGAACGTAATGCCAGATATATCATTCTTAGTCTTGCGTACAGGCACGCCGTGGGCGTTGAGCACGTTGGTAATACGTGCCACTACCTCGTTGCGGTTGCGCGCGTCGTTGCCGAAGCAGTTCACTATCTCCATAGCCACCTCGGGGGTGATATAGTCCGCTACCGTCTTACGACCAGCCGCGGGCGTTCCCAACTCGCGCATGATAGAGTTGCGCACGCTGACAATCTTGTTAGCCACTTCCTCTTCCTGCGCTGTCAATTTCGCAGACAACTCATCGAACTGCTTGCGCAAGTCCTCAATGTTGTAGTCCTTACTCTCGTCGGCTGCCCATTCGTCCACGATAGCCGCCAACTGCTCCATCACTGCCTTGGTGTCCTCAGATACACCATTCTTCACAGCCATAGCGCGAAATACCGCCGCGCCATTCTTAAATACTTCCTTTCTCATAAGTCTAATATATTAAACAAATTTTCATTTTTGGGTTTATCCTCAACCTTGCGGAAAACAAGGCTATTCTTCACCTCTGCCACCTTCTCGAACCCTATACCGTTAGCGGGGGTAGTCACCAACGACACCGCCAACATCTGGAACTCGCGTATCAGCATATGGCTATACGTTCCGTCCGCGTTATACTTATATTCCCACTCCGTGGCATAACCGAACTTACTGAATCCCTGCAATATCCCCTCGCGTAACATATTCAGTACCATATCATAGTGCACGTAAGTACGTGGTATATATGCCACAAAATAGAACCCTACCGAGTTGCTTTCTGCGTATATCACGCGCCCTGCCAGCCATTCGGGGTTACACTCGCCCGCGTGTTCAATATCAACCGGCATATTCAGACCCTTGCCGACGAAATAGTCGTTGATAAACGTGTCAAACGCGCCGCTCTCGTACACCTCGCCATTCTCATTCGGTGCGCCGAACTTCATCTCGTACCCCTTTATCAGCAAACCGTCAAGCGTGGCGGTATCCTCATCGCGCTTGGTTACTGTGGAGGTCGGAACGCCCTGCACCTCTTTCCAGTCGCCAACCAGCACGCCGTCGCGCACGGTTGGGCACTCGCGCCCCTGTATCTTCAAAAACTCCCTTTCCATTATTCTACCACTCTATAATTCGGGTCATTCTCTATTGTATAATCAACCTGTAACCCCATATCCTCGGCAAGCAGCCAAAAGGTACTGTTTAGCAACATACGGAAGTTACGGTACTTTACCATATCACCCTCGCGCAACTCGCTACCGTTAGAAAGAGACTTACTGCTGTTAGCGTCAATCATTGCCACTTGGTTCGCGGGCACTTTGATACGGTCAGCAATAGCCAGCACCGCAATACGCACCCTGTCCGCCATCTTATTGTCCAACGTTGCAAGGTTCACGGTGTCTATCTTCATAGCATTAGGCAGCACACACACGCCTTTCTGACCTTTCAGATACCCATACTTACTGCCTATCTCTTCCTCAATAGCGTCTTTGTCGCTTTTTAGCAGCACTGTGGAAGTCGGTGCACCGCTCACCTGTTGCGGCGACATAAATACCACCGCACCCATACGCTGTGATATGGTATTCGTTCCGTTCAGTACGTTATCCAGCAATTGAAGATACGGAAACAGCATCTCCTTATCCGACTTACCTGTCAGCATTAGCGTGGCGGACTGCATAACGTAGCAGCGCAAATCCCTGTCCGTTGGTATCACCTGCATATTGCCACTCGGCAACGTATTAGCCACATACTCGCTACTGCGCAAAATACGCAACCCGAACCCCTCCTTGTACGCAACCACGACAAAGCCACGACGATATATCTCGTTCAGTATATACTTGCCGAAATTGTCAAACAGGCCCTTAAATTCCGCAAACAACGTAACATCACCAGCCTTACGCACCCAATTCACGCCGGCGCACAAGTCTGTCAGTATATCACATATATTCAGAAACACCGTCTCGGAAAATGGCAGCCGCTCCGTTATCTGCAACGGATAGCCGCCACTATACGGCAAGTGGATTACACTGTCGCTCCTGCGAAACACACGCAATATATAATCCTTAATACTCATAAGTCGCGGCAAAGATACGAAAAAAAAATGATATATGCAAATCTTTTTACATTAATCTGCAATTTCTGTAATACATCAGCGCACTATTCACCGCGTCTATATTGTCATCGTGCTCGCAATTCTTCTCAAACGAATACACCTGTTCGACAAATAGCCTGCACTCTGCCGTGTTGGAAAATACTACCCGTGTCGTCAAATCTTGGTAGTTAGCCGTTATACGGTCGAATTTGTCCCCACGACTAAACCACCCCTGTACGGGTATGCCATTCTTGCGGGCGTCCTCAAAAAACGTAACACCGATTATACCGTTGGTCTCCACCCATATACGCTCCACATTGTACGCGCTGCGCCACCGCTCCATAGTGTCGAAAACATCAGCATTGCTGCCGTTGTTGCGGCTCCACACGTCCACCACGTACATATTCCGCCCGTCCGTCCCGACCAACACCATCGCGAAATAGTCGCTGCCCCGCAACGCGGAGGGGTCGGCAAATATAGTGTAGTGCATTAGCCTGTCGGGCACGTCGCCGAAGTGTATATTGTCGCCCGTGAAGATAGACCCGCCACGCTCTGCGTACTCGCCCAGATAGTACACTCGGTATAGCCACTTATCCAGACTGCTTGCCGTCGGTTTCTCCGCGTTCCGTTTCAACTCATAAAACCACTCCTTCTGCGCGTCTGTCAGAAACGGATTGTCCTGCCAAAAGCAGTTGCATATATCATCATCGGCAAAGTATTCCTTATCCCAAAACGCACTGTCGGGGTTATAGTCTATTATCCACCCCTTGCGGACGTTGGCACGGAGGTTCGCAACTTGCAATTTGTCGAAAGCGTTTGCCTCATTCACAAACAGCCAGTCACACGCTATACCCTTTGCCGTTATCCCCCTTTGATATGAGTTGAATATAACCTTACCCTCATTGAACCTGTTGCGTATCTCCAACGGACTTTGCAGGCACTCAAACACCGCCTTTAACGTCTTATCCCCCTGTATGATATTAACGAAGTCCGAGTATGCACCCAACCGCCCCTGCGACTGCGTCATACTCGCCACATTAACCACCTCGCCACTATATGCCCGCGTAACAAGGAACTGCGAAATGAAATATGTCTTTCCGCTGCGGCGGCTGCCCCGAAATGCAAAAGCCGTCTTGCCAGCCTTGCGACGCGCGGCAAGGTATGCTGCGTATTTGCCGTTAATCTTCACCCGCGGACACCTCTACATGCACATCGCCGAATACCGTACAATCAATCGGCGGCAAGTTCTGCACGTCAATAGTCTGCTTCGGCAGTCCGTATATCTGATTAGTTATATCCAGATAGTCCCCTACCTTTTGGCTCGCTTTTACCGCCATTATGAATTTTTTGCGAAAAAACGGCGTTTTCGGGTCATTCAGATACGCCTGCAACTCTCCCTCTGTGGCTATCTGCAACGCCCACTTGTAGAACTCACGCTGCGCCACTGCCACATTCTGCGGGCATATAGGATTACCATTCGGCTGCCCGAACTGTCTTTCCTTTGGTGGCAATTTACGACCTGTTCCCATTATACTAACTAATTAACAATAAAACCAATACATCGCCCCACTACCAAGGCTATAATTCCCGCAAAGGTACTACTTTTTTCTAACATATGCAACTTTCTAACAAAAAATAACATTCGGGCTTTTCCTCGCATACGCGCGTATGTGTGCGCGTCCCTGTGCGCGTACCCTCGCGCGCCCCTGTGTCAATTGCGCGTCATGACGCGCGGGCGTGAGTCGGCGTTTTTTTTGCGCATTTTTTACCTATTAGTATGAAAATCAAGAACTTAACCGTCCCCTCGCGTACGCGCGCGCCCCTGTGTCAATTGCGCGTCATAGCGCGTGCGCGCGAGAAAAAAATAAAAGAAAAACACGGTTTTCGGGGTAAAATCGTCAAAAAATGCCGTTTCGGCGGTATCGGGAGTAACATTCCACGATTTTTTTTTTTTTTTTTTTTTTAAGGAAAAAAAAATTTTCTATATATACAACCATCTTCACTATATGCAATACTATATATATATAATATATAAAAATAAAAAATAAAAAAATAAATGCTCCCAACTTGATGAAACGGCATTTTTTGTTCCATTTTTAACCAGATTTGCAATTGATATTTATTTTTCCCTATTTTTTTAGGTAAAAATAAGGGTTTTCCTTTGGTATGGACAAAAAAAAGAGCGGTTACCCATGAAGTAGCCGCTGAAAAGCAGGAAAGTCGGATATGATATGCACTATATCAGGGAACCGCCTTTGCCATTCTGTCTGTTCGGGTCTTATCCTTGACGTGGGGGACGCCTTGAACTCGACCAACAGAAAGCGCGTGCCGTCCCTTGACAGAAAACTATCGTCGGGAATACCCTTGTTGCCGTTGTTTTCGTTTTTCCAGCACGCCCACCCCTGCGCGCGTGCGTATGCGCGGCACTGCCGCTCTAAATTCAGTTCTATTTTTTGCATAGACGTGGCTTTTGTTCGATTGTAGCCACTTTCTTTGCTGTTTGGTACAATTTATCACCCGCACAAAGAAAGTGGCTCAAATCAAAGATTTTTGTATTGTTTGTAAAAATTTCGGTGTAGCCGTTCCGATTTGGCGTTGCTTTTCCACTTCATAGCCTTGGTGGAGAGGTGGTAGCAGTGGCAGAAAGGGCACTCATAGACGTATTGGCGCACGGAGCGTCCCCTGTAATGGTAGCGCGTGGAGTATCTGTATGCTTCGGCACGCGTCTTATACGCCGTTTTGCCCTCGCATTTCATAGCGCAAAAAGTTTACCGTTGTGTAACAGATGTAACTGGTCGCGACGGACAAACAGTTGCTCGGTATTTGTTCCTATATTCTTCATTCCTCCTTGTAATTTGGATTTGTGCGTAAATTTTGCAACTTGTACAAAATCATCGGGGGCGTTGTATTCCGAAACGACCACCAACTCGCGTTGCTGTCTGCACCACGCCCAAAAATTGGCGTGGTCGAAACTGCCCGTGATGTATTGCGCCGTGTCTTGGTATGGCGGGTCGCAATATATAACACTGTTCGGCTGTATCTCCACTTGGTCGTAAGATTTTTGCAGGCTTTGCAGGCTTTGCAGGCGTTGCAGGCTTTGCAGGCGTTGCAGGCGTTGCAGGCGTTGCAGGCTTGGCAGGCTTGGCAGGCTTTGCAGGCTTTGCAGGCTTTGCAGGCGTTGCGTTAAATATACATATTCATAACTGCTGGCACTCGGTAGTGTTGGTATAATCTCGCACAATTTGGCGTACATATCAGGCGTTGGGAATTGCCACTGCGACGGAGTAAACCAGTGCGAAAACATATGCGTTCCCGTGTACTCGTTTATGTCTTTCGGACGTAATCCGCTGGCACGGAATGCACGTTGTAAAAACTCCAACGCTTGCGCCTTGGTGGCGTTGAGTAATGCCTCTGTCTTCTGTCTATCCTCATCTGTCGGGACTGGCATTGACTCACTCTCAAAGTACCACTGTATATATTTGCTCTTGCACTCATTTCCGTGCATTTTCAGCCACTTTCTCGTGTCTCCTGTTGGATTTATACCCATAGCCCATAATAGTTGCATATCGCCGAAAAAATAGGCGTTGTGTAGCGCGTGTTTCCATTCCTCTACCTCTACACTGTACATATAATTCTGCATATTGTTTCCAAACGACCAGCATAGAGCCACATAAGGGTCTGTATCTTTCAGCCGCGCAAAGTATTCACGGCTTATCCATCTGTTTTCGTTGGCATATCTGCCCTCTATGCTATTTATAAACAGTTGCACGCCCATTCCTTGCAAATCGTTACATATAAAATTACGGAACTTGCCGCTCACCATTGCAGCGTGTGTAACAGCGCAACCGCCGGCGAATAGGTCGTAAAAATTGCGTGCCTGTGGCAAGTGCTCTATGATTTGCACTGCTATATCGTTTTTGCTGCCCATATAAGGCACACCGTATCTTGTACTCATTGTTTCGTTTGATTTAGAAATTGCTTTTGCTCTTTGTCTTTCTTTTGCAGGGCCGTCCACACACGCGGCTCGCACGTGTCGCACGTGAGGAAATAGTGCACTTGTACGTTCCGTGTCTGTCCCTGCCGTGCCAGCCGTGCATTAGCCTGTGCGTAGTACTCGTAGTTGTAAGTTAGCGACGACCACACTATCACGCGCCCGCCGTGTTGCAAATTCAGTCCGTGGCCTGCGCTCGCGGGGTGCGCAAACAGGCACTCTGTCTGTCCTGCGTTCCACCGTTCCATGAACCCCGCGCGTTGCACACTCTCACAACGCACCCCGCGCGCTGTCAGTAGTTCGTGCAACCACACAGCCTCCTCGCGGAAAGCATAGAAAAGCAGTACCGGCTCGCCCGCCTCCTTGCAATCCGCCACGAAGTCCGCCACGGCTTCCAGTTTCGCGCTATACGTGGAGCGTACCGAACTGCCGTCCTCTGTGTAGATAAAGCCATTGCAGAGTGTTTGCAGTTTTGCGAATTTCGCCCCCTCTTCAACGGTGAGGGTGTCGCCCGCCATATCGAAACCGAGAAAGGCGTCGAGGTCTCTGTATGCCCTCATCGTGTCCGCGTCAAGTGCTATATCGTGGCGGACGTGCGACACCGGCGGGATATGAAGGTAATCCTCTGCCGTGAGCGTGAATACCCTATCGGCTATCGGCTGCAATATCTTTTCCAGCGGCACGGCGAGTTGCCACTTACTGAACGCCAGCCCGCTGCCACGTAGGGCGTCGCGGAAATATGTTGCACGCCACGCCCAGAAATTGGCACCGAGACCAATCCCGACGGCGGCACACTGCCCGAAAATATCAATAGCACCGTTGGCAAGAAATGTGCCTGTCAGTCCAACCTTGCGCGCTGCGTGTATCCGGCACACCGCCTTGGTGCGTGCCGCTTCCACATTCTTAAACGACGTGAGTTCGTCAATGATTAGGAGGTCAAAGGCAAGCCCTGCAACCTCTTTCACGCACTCGCGGCTGACAATCTTGTACGGTCTTTCCGTGTCTGCGAGTGCCGCTTTCCGTCTCTTCGGCGTTCCGCTGACTATCGCCATACGTTCCGCCACGTACGACCAGCCCCATTTGTCCGCCTCCTGCCGCCACGTGTTCTCTGCCACTCTCTTAGGTGCTACTATACAGACGGACGCGGGGCGCGTGTCGTTGATAAACGATAGCACCGCCGCCGTCTTCCCAAGCCCCATATCCACGGACAATATGCAATTCCTGTGGCTCTCAATGAATTGCACTGCCCTCTTCTGGTATTCGTGTAGTTGCATTATATCCAGTTCTCAAATAATTTGTTAAACTCATCCACCTTGCGTTGTGTCTCTGCCTGCAACTGCTGCGCCTGCTGTACAAGGCGTTCCGCTTTGTTTTTTGCCCTCTTGTTTGCCGCATACATTCGCTGCTTCTCTTTATACTCCTCAGGGTGCTCCCTGCGCCACTGCCGTCGCTTTTCCGCTATTGTCTCACGGTTGCGCAACCTGTACTGCCGTTGCCACTCCAACCGCTGCGCGTGATGCCTGTTGTATGATTTCCTGTTTATCTCCAATATATGTTCATGTTTCTCTTTCCGTCTCTTTGCCGCCACCCTGCGCCGTTGCTCTCTTCTCCTTTCCAACCATTCGGGGTTCTGTTTCTTTTTCTCGTACAACTTACGGAGGTACTCTTTCCTGCGCAATTTTCTCTCTCCGTCGGTAAAAATTCTTGGTCTGCCTGTTTTTTTTAATGTTGTCGTTTGCATAGTCCGTCAAAAATTAAAATGGTAATTTTTCCGTGTTTTCTACCCTTTCCGTCTCGGGTGTATTGTAAATCATTTCGTGGACTTTGGTTTGCAGGTCGGGGAGTAGCCAGTAATTACTTGTGCTGTATCGCTCGCCAAAGACCCGCACAACGGCTTTCTCAATCTCTCCCCTACGTTTCTGCGCTTCCGCTGCGCCTATGGTCTGGGCGAAGTAGTCGACAAAGAATTTGAGTGTAATCTTGTTGCGGGCGGCAAAGCGCGACACCGCCGCGGTCATCTTCATGACGGTATCGGTAAACTCCGGCTGTTGCAACTCAATGGCAAACTCCTCTGACCGCTCCATGCGCTCGCCTGTCTCCTCTGACATTCCCTCAATCTCTGCCGTGGCTTCGCGCCAGTCGCACACCTCGGGTACGTTGCGGCAAAAAGAGAGCCACAAATCATACACCTCATCAATCGACATCTGTTGCGGCTGGTGGTCGAAATGTACGGACAAATAGCGGCGGTCGTCCCAGTCTTTGATAAATGTTTTCAGCGGGTCATTCGACGTTGCTACGTAATTCGGGCAGCCTTTCCACTCAAACTCCTGCCCATACGGTAGGCGGGCGCGTCCGTTCGTGGAGGTGATAAAACGCTTGAAGTCGCTATACGTCTTGCCCATATCCGCGTAAAAGCACTCGTCCATCAGTGCCACGTTGCACGTGGCAATCAGCGGCACGGCGAATTGGCGTATCTGCATCTCATTAGTGAGGGTAGTGGAGTACTGCGCTATATTGCTGAGGGTGTCGCCGTTGAGAATTGTGACTAAGCAACTCGCGGTCGTTGTCTTACCTGTTTTCTTCCGCTCTCCCCACAGATAGAGCATACGACGGAGGGACGGAGGGAACTTTTCGCCCGCTCGAACCTGCTGCACGAAATAGGTGAGTTTCCGTATATCGGCAAAGGAAATGCCATATATATCCATTATCTTGCCGCACATCATAGAGTATTCCATTCCGTTGGGCTTGTAGTCCTGCAACAGACGTATAACGCGCTTGTTAAGTCGTTTCCGTCCGTACTCACCGTGCCACAACTCGGACGCGCGTAAGTAGGGGAATTTGTCGCATTGCCCCGAACTGCGCAATATGTCCACAAAACGTTGGTGCACTATCTTGTATTGCGGACACGCCTGTTGAGTCTGTTTGTTTGTAAGGTACTTATCATTCACTATTGCCATACATAGCACCTTGATACTGCGCTCTATATCCTCACGGCTCTCATACTCGAACTTCATAAGGAAGTCCGTGAGCGTCTTGCAGTCGTTTTCATTGTCCAAGAATTTACCCACGAGGTCGCTCGGCATATCAGGCGTGGAGTTGGTCGATTTAATAGACGTTAGTTTCATGTTGTCTTCCTATTTGCATAATCGTAATAGTCAAGAATATCGCACCCATCAAATATAGGGTGTGTCTCTATGTAGTCGAAAATCGTGTATCCGTGGGCTTGCGCTGTGCGTTGCCAATTGAAGAATTGCCCGTGGTCTGGAAAGAGCGTAACCTTATAGCCTTGGAGCACCTTGTGGCGTTCCTCATTTTTCAGTAATTGCGAACCGCCGCACGCCAGCCATATATATTGCGGTGCAATCCTGCTCATACATAGTGCCGTCTTCTCGCTCTCCACTATCGCTACATTCTTGCCTCTCTCCGTGAGTAGGTGCTGCCCGAAAAAACATTGCTGTAATTCGTCGCCGGTGTGTAGCCTGTCAAAGGCTGCCATCTTGTGACACCATTGTACCGGCGGCACGGCACTCCTATCCCTGTGTCCGTCCGCCTTGTATCGTATCGCCTTGCCCGCGCGTATCTCATTGCGTTCGTCTATCTGCCAGAATATAGTACGGTTTCCCACCGCTCCCACTCGGTACATAGTCCACGCCAGTAGCGCGTCAATCTCTGTCAGTAGGTTTTTGGCATAGGTATATAGCGCGGACGGCTGCACATCAATAGCAGCGGGCGCGAACCGCAAGGGCTGCAACACCTGCCGCGGCATTGGCTGTATGTTTTCGGGCGCGTCTGTGTCTGGGTATCGTATATAGCCGCAATTCTGTTCGCGGTCGCAACGCCCGTACTCTGCACCTGCGAGCGTCTTGCCGTCCAGCGCGGACACGTACGGAACAAAGCGACGCCTGCCACATTGCGGGCATATCTCTTTCCGTGACCCCTTACGGAGTTCCCACCTGTACGACGTCATAGCACTACAATCTGCACGCCATTCTCGTACCAGCGTCCCTGTCGCATACACACGTCATGCCCTAACTTGCGGGCTATCTTACATACAGCCGCAATATCCTGCGCGTCCGTTATCTTACGCGCACGGAGGTACCCCTCCACGGGTCTGTTAGGGCGCACATCGGCGACATAACGGACAAAATCAGCGGTCAAGTCTACTACCTGCTTATATCCTGTAAACTGCTTATCTCTCATTGTTTTTTTTTGTTTAATCCCCCACGGCAAACACCGTGGGGGCTGTTAGTTAAAATGCAAGTGGCACCTCCTCTGTCTCGGTTTCCGTTGCCGCCTCGGACACCTCTGCTGTCTCTTCATTGAGGTCAGCAAACATATTGCTCTCTGCTTCGGCTATCAGTATGCCATTTGCCCAATATCCGCACGCTTCCTGCTTTGCGGGGTCGCCGTTAAGTTCGCGGAAGTCGATACAAGCGTCATATCGTTTGCCCTCCAAATCCGCGTGCTGTGGTCTCTCAATGGCTACTACTCTGCCATTCTTCTTCTCAAAAAATTTGCAGCCCTTTGAGACCTTAAAGGTCACAAACATACGGTCTTCACCGTTTTTGTCCTTGTACGCGTGTGCGTACTTACTCACCTGTTGCGGCAAGTCGTTAGGGTTAAACACAACACCAAACGTAATCGTCTGGTCTTGCCCTGCCACGTCTCTCTGTTCACGCGTTTTTTTTGCGCTGTACACACGGACATCGAAGTATCCGCTCACATTGTCTAATCTCATTGCTAATCTTTAATAATATGGTTAATAAAATCACGAATTACTGCCCAAACGGCGAAACTCATAGCGGTAAACATCACCACCCCCGCTATCAGGCTGTAGATCCCACATTCGGGAATTGATACCCATTCTGAGATAACGGCGGCATCCACCGCCAATGCTATGCACCACCACAATATGGCGTGTGCCGCTCTTACTTTCTGTTTCTTTGTCATATCTCTGTTGCTTTTTGTTTGACGTTGCAAAGGTACTGCTTTTTTCTGACATACCAAAATTTTGGTGCATTTTTTGCATTTTCTTTGTAAGTAGCAGTAAATCAAGCAGTTGCAAAAGCACAAAAAAAAACGCGCGGGGCGCGCTGTCACAGCGAACCCCCACGCTACAAATACTATATATGAAAAACCATCGATTTACACTTTTGGTTCAAATTGCATAATATAGTCCTGAGTAAAGTGGTTGGCGGTGGACTTGAGGGATAGGTTCTCGAGTACGCGGAACGCCTGTTCTATATCCTCACGGGCGGATTTGTTTTCGACGGCAAAAACATTATAGTACATCATTGCCATCTGTGCCAGCCGTCGCGAGTTGTACAGCGTGTTATCAAAAATTTCTGCGCTCTCACTATCGTTGCCGACTATCACCTCGTTCAGTCTGTCGTACCAGAATTGCACCTTGCGGGTGCTGTCTATGAGTTGGGTCATGGCGCGTCGCGCTTCGCCCTTGAATTGTAGCCCTGCGCTCTCCATTGCCAGTACGGAGGTCCGTATTAGTAATTCACTTGACGCTGCCAGTACAAGCCCGACGCTGAGGGTGTGTTTGATTTGTTCAATATTTGTTTGCATTTTGTTTGTTATAAATTTTTTTCAAAAAAACAGGCGGAACGGACAAACCGCCTACAATAAATCAACAATCAATATGTGGCACCGCTTCCGTTTTTGTCCCCTGCGGTGTGGGGTTATATCATACTCAATGCTACGAGGATTGCAGCGTTCAGGGCTTCCTCACGGGTGGGGAATTCGTCTGTTTCTTCAAACTTGACTCCCCAGCCTATATTGCACCAATAAATTAGTCCCCCTCTGTATCGCTTCGCGTCTGTGACTAAGATTATCCCTTTCCCCTCCAGCCAGTCCACTACCTCGTGGTAGGTAGGGGCGGCGATGTACCATACACTAAACTCGGTCGGTTTGCCTGTAACTACACGCTCGGAGACGTATCGATTATGCACGAATGCCAACTCGTCTGCCGTCTCGCGGTAGTACCAATCGGCGAACTCCTGCGGATACCCCTTTTCTTTGAGTTGTTTTGCCGTCTCAAACGGCACGAAATACTTGCTGTTCATTGCTTTGGAATTAAATGTTTTAGTTTTTTTGTTGTCGCCACATCGACTTTGTTTTGAAATCGTCTGCAACGTTGTTCGTGTAATCCTGTGGCAAGTGCGCCACAGCAGCACCATGTTCCCTGCTCGTCCGATAGGCGGTTAAATTCAGCGTCGCGCGTCGTTACCCATTCGCGCCAATGATTGTTGTAAAGCCACTCTTTGGCTTGAAGTTGCTTCTTTGTCATAAGTTCTATATTAAAAAGTTATTATTTCATAAAACAAAGCCAATGTGTGTTGGCACGTTTGCCGGAGTGGTGTCCGAAGATTGGCTTTTGGTCTGTACATTTCAGCACCTCGCTCAGTGGAGTCTAAGATAGGTGCATTTTCTTTCATAATCCAATCAATCTACAAGTTCAAAACTATACACCCATACAAGCGGGTTTCTGTCCCACGTCCCGCGTCCGCAAACTTTGTCAATGAGTTTTGCGAATACTTCTTTGATGAACAAACTGGCAATGGTAGGCTGTGATTTCTTAATCATATAGAAAGGGAGCATAACTGAATTGTTCTTTGTTATAGGCTGTACCCTTGTTATCCCCTCCCGCATACAATCCACGTTGGATATGTCCTGCAACCGCTCCACGCTCACATCGGTAATCCGTATATGGTGGGGCATATACTCTGCCTTGACGAACATCTTGTTCGTCCAACCTGCCGTGTGTTTGAATTTCTTTTCTACCGATGAACCCTCAAAAAAGAATTCTCCGATAGCGTCTCTATACGCCTGCTGAATAGCAACAACATCACCGACCTCGTAGGGGGGACGCAACCATTGTCGTGTGCCGTCTTTCAGTTGAACGCCCCATTTACCTGTGCTAATAGACCTGCCGCCGACTACAAAATGTTCGGGTAGCCCCCTAACCGCTCTCCGTGTCATTGTCTTGTATCCGTCGAGGACGGCTTGCGTGAGGTGCAAGCCCTCACTGTCTTTGAATGATATACGTTTCATATTACAAAAACATTATGGCTTGTTCGATTAAGTCCATGAAAGTAGCAGCAAAATCATCTCGCATTTCTTCGGTTGGAAAAACAAGCGGGCTGGACTGCCTGTAACTATATGTAGTAATAATTTCGTCATAAGATAGTGTAATACCATACTTGCACTTGTCATTTTTCCAATCAGGTCTCCAATCACCCCACCAAGCGTCTCGGAGTTGGATTAGTTTGCCAAGAGCAACGAATGCCCTTGCTTTGTCTTCGGAATTGAATAAATCATAATCGCAAATATATACGTCATCATCGTCGTTTATGCCCGTTGCGCTGATAATACTATCACAATCTTGACTGCGCATTGCAGCATACTCCTCCCAACTCCGTGGCTTGTTATCTTTCTTCTTGAGCAGACCCTGCTCGATGGCTTTCTCAATGTCGATTAGGTACGACTTACCGTTGATTTCAATTGTTTCCATATTGTTATTGTTATATTATCCTCTCATTTTAATTGCCAATTCTACCACCTTGCGGGCTTCATCGTCGAGAATGTAATACTGCCCGATAGTCTCCATAGTTACTGCTTTGTCACTTGTCACGCGGCGGCAAATGGATTGCACAATGCCCGCGTCATCCTTGAACGATATGCACTGCTTTCCGTCCACCATTTTCGGCTGTGGCTTCGGGGCTTGTTCCTGTGGCTTTTCTGTCACTTTTTGTTCCACGTGGAACAATTGCTTGTAAACTCCGTTTAACTCGTTCAGAGCGTCCCTGTACGCTTGTGCGGGGTCATCGTCTTCTATTGACCACTCTCCCCCCAGTCTGATACTCTCGTAATTACCAAGGTTCTTGGTAATCTGTACGTTGATAGTCGTTTGTTTCATATTTTTTGTTTCTTTTTGTTTGACGTTGCAAAGGTACTGCTTTTTTCTGACATACCAAAATTTTGGTGCATTTTTTTGCATTTTCTTTGTAAGTAGCAGTAAATCAAGCAGTTGCAAAAGCACAAAAAAAACGCGCGGGGCGCGCTGTCACAGCGAACCCCCACGCTACAAATAAATCTAATATCATGGGAAATCAAAATAACGTACCTTGCGTGGCGTTGCCTATAATCTTACGCATTGCGATAATCAGCAATTTCGGTATCTCGTAAGGGTCTCCATATCCCCATATCTCTCTTTTAGTGAGTATATCCTGCGCAATCCACGCTAGTACCTTCTCCATCATCTGCGCATTTACCCCCTCTGTCAGCAGCATCTCATAACGCTCCTCCTCTGTCGGCGTTAGCGGCTGTGGCTGTGGCTGTGGCTGTTGCTGTGGGACTTGTGGCTGTGGCTGTTGCTGTGGGACTTGTGGCTGTGGCTGCCGAAACATAGACTGCTCCCACCTGCCCTTGCGTTCCCTGTCGCCCCAGCGGTCCAATCCCCTGCGCGCCGCTACACTCATACCTAATTGGTATAGGCTCTGCCTGTCATATCCGTGACCGCAAGCCCGCCACCCTCCGCGCGTCTCAATGGAGCGCGCCACGCGTTCCACCTGCAACGCTATATCATTAATTGACTTGTCCATTTCTTTTTGCCGTAATGGTAATGTATCCTCTCCGCTGCCCCTCTGTATATACGTCCGCCGTGGCTACATCAGGGAAAGCGGCGAGTAATTTTTTTGTATCGATAGTACGGACGGTGCGCTCGGGAGTGTAATGTACGGACACATCGCCCCTTATCTCTCCTATTCCACCGCTCACCATTGCGCTACATAGGCTATTCTTCAATACTTCCAATTGCGCGGTGTAGGACTTGATGGTATCTTGCATTGCTGTAATGCTCTTAATCATATCGCGCATGTCTTGCGGGGCGTCCGTATATGCCACGCTTGCCAATTGGTCGAGTGCAACTATGCTGTCACAATAGGCGTCAATCAGTTCGCAACCGCGTTCCAGCATTGCCACAAAGCCCTCGTTTCTTGGTATCTCCACTATATCCGCCACTTGGTTCGCGTCTATTCCGTGAACCAGATACACCATTTCCGCGCCTAACATGTAGTACCATTGTAATTGCGCATAGTAAGAATTCGCTACTGCTTCCGTGGTCTTACCAACCACACACTTGCACTCGTACACCGTTCCGCCCGCGTAATAGTCAGCGTGTGCCATTGCCGTGAAATGGTTGTACTTCTGCCCCTGCATGAATTTCTCACGCTCCACCTTCACGTCCATTGCCGCGAAAACACTTACCATATAATCCTCGAAATCGTGCCCGCGTTCCGTGGCTGCGTTTCCGCCAAATGTAGATACATTCTTACTATTGCCGCAGCATACATTCAATCTCTTAATCTCAGTGGCAGAGAGCGCGCCCGCTCCACTCGTTGCTACCTTGTACACCATCTTGGCATCGCTGCCTCCAAGGTAACCCACGCGCGTCTGCGCTATCTCCTGCGCGTGCTTTCCGCGCTCTGTCAGTTCCTCAAATGCATTATCCATAATCAATCCTCCTCGTAATCGTTGGTATTGTCTTCATACTCTTCTCCGCTCTCCCATTCGTCTCTATGATACGAGTAAGACTCGCGACGCTCCACCTCTTCGGCTTCGCGTATCAACTCCGCCAATTGGTGTATCTCCACCGTGCACGTGTCAATATCCCGCAATACTCTCCGGTACATTCCGGCTGCCGTCTCCATGTCGGGGTAATCCCCTGCCAATAGGCTCTCGCCAATAGTACGCTCCCACGCCCTGTATACTCGGAGCGTCATCTCTTTACGCTCCATTTTCTCGCGCAAAAATGCGCTTTTGGGTTGAATTAACATATCTTTTGCTTTTTAGTTTGTTCAAAAAAGAGCGGCACGGTTGGGCTATCCTACTGTTAGTGTCCCCGCTTCCGCTACGGCTCGCCGCCGTGCCGCAAGTAATTATAATGCTCTGTATGCTCTGCCGTTGCACAGATTAACGAGATAATCCTGTCCGTTGTGATTTACACACTCGTAGCACTCAGGCAGCCCCTCGCGGCTCATGCCGCAACTACTCTGGTAGAAGGTGCGCCCATCTGCGAGCGTTATCGTATGCTGATGGCGGATATAACGCCCATCTGCATTGTTGTTACTCTTAATTTCACCGGCACTCATGCCGTTGCTGTACTTGTAAGTCTTCATAACTTTGTCGATTTATTTGTTGTTTCTTTTTCTTTGACGTTGCAAAGGTACTGCTTTTTTCTGACATACCAAAATTTTGGTGCATTTTTTTTCATTTTCTTTGTAAGTAGCAGTAAATCAAGCAGTTACAAAAGTAAAAAAACGCACGGGCGCGCATTCACTGCGAACCCGTGCTCGTAAATAAAAAACAAAAAATCAATAAATCAGAAAAAATCAGATGTCGTCTTCTAACTGCAGTGTCAGTTCAGCCACTCCGTCCTGCCACGTGGCATCAAGCCACACCCAGTTGGCGTCATCGTAGCGGATACGTCTGTAATACAGCAAGTTATAAAATATAACATATGGCATTAGAGCCTTAACCTTGACCATAGTAGAGACGCGGCATAGTTTGGTGATGGCTATATTGGCTATCGGTGCAACGCGCGTCATACTCTGTGCCTCGCCCACCTTGCCCAACCACGTAGCGTTACCTAAATCAGGCACGTACATACGACTATCACCGCTACTTAACTGCTTGCCTGCGCTCCATAGCATAGATAGTTCCGACGTTTCCTCAAGGTAAGTGTTTTCCGTCTTATACGTGGCTGTCAAATCGGGGTTATCCTTTCCGTCGGCATATACCACGCTCGTGGCTTGCGCAAAATCGGAAAACCTGCGCTCAATGGTAGTCCACTCCAATACGTCGCGCAACTCATACACATCGTCGGTATAGCCGCTGAATACAATCACGCTGTTGCCTGCGATATAGAATAGTTGCCCGCTCATCTTAGCATAGGAGCGTAGCAGGTCGGAAATCTTAATATCAGGGATACAATCCCACTCGCGCGCAATTATAACGCTGGTGTCGGGGTCGGCGTAGAAAGTGAGATTGCCGGCTTGCCCACCTATGGCGGATAACTGGTATATGTTGCCACCACCGTTGACGTCTGACTTCAACGGATACACGTCATTCAGTCGGACTGCACGGAATACAGTGTTTTTGGGTATCAAAGTATCTGTTATATCTCCTACCAACTCGAACCCTCCGAGCGAACCGGCTGAACCCGTCCACCTCACACTTGCATCAGAGAGGAACGTTGGCATCGCAAACGTTGCACCTGTTATATGCTTTATTTCGCCCTCATTGTCGCCGTGAGTGGCGTAGGAAAGTATGTAAAACAGTCCCTCATATAGTAGAACGGGATTATCCTCACTACTCCCCGTCTTCAGTATCACGTCCTGTTTGGCACGGAAATACTGCAACTGCTTTTTTTTCTCCGGCGGGTCATCAACGACTGTTACGTTGGTGATATGTGAAACAGTGTCTATATACACGCGCTCAAAGTACTCGCTTCCTTTGTCTGCATCCTCACCGCTGAACGACACCAGCCCATCACTGCTGAAAATCAGGCGTAAATCAATCCCTCCCATAGTTGCCTCGTTTGTCGGCTGCACTACCACGCGGCAAGATGTGTCCGCAAACGAATTACGAATACACTTACCCAACAGCGTCTTAAGATAAACACTCGGTCTGGTCTTATATATATCTCTTGCCGTTCCCTCCTTGCCGCTGTAATAGGCAATAGGCGCAATGAAGTCTCCATTGTTCGCGCCATTAGCGGGCAAAACATCGGAAAGCCTGCCATATATAACGCGCCCCGTATAATCCTGTTCGCGTAATACCTGCTTTGTCGTTTTCTCGAGTATATCATCTGTCACATACTCGCCCAACAGCAGAGAGCAGTTATATACCGCTGGCGTGGCACTGGTGATATACAGATACCCCGCCTGTTCCACGTCATCAATCCACACCCTGCACGCTATACGCTCGCGCGCGTACTCACTGCGTGAGGTGCGGAATACCCCAGCCAAGAGGAACGCGCTCTCGTTGGTGGTAGTGCGCGGAATAGTGAATGACGTGGAGCGTGTGTAGCGCAAATTCTCAAAATCATACAGAGCATTGGTATTAACGATGGAGAACAAGGTACCCGCTGTTACCTCCAATTCTGTATAATCGTCCGTATATAGTGACTTGACGAAAATCCTCAACCTCATACCAGTATCGTGTTATGTGTCGTAAACTCAATAGTCACTTCTACACTCCCCCTGTCGCTACCATTCGGGTAAGTGATTGCTGACGAAAGCACACGCACCGTCCGTCCGTCTATGCTCACGCTGTCGGACGTGATTAAATCCGCGTAGTAGTAGGTGTCGTAAGCGTCAAGATTAGGCAGGTACAAGGTCATCGTCTCACGGTAATTCTTGCGGACGTCCACCCCGAATCGCAGAGTGTTAACGTTTGGCTTTACCTGTATATCCTGAGACTCGGTCACCTCCTCTGTCATATCTTTGACGAACCAATATGCTTTCTTATACCCTCCAAGCCTACTACTCCACTCCACTGCTTTACTCTCCACGCCGCACGGTATCGCCTGCACCTGTGTCCACCAGGCATTGCTATCTAATACGCTCTTCTTCATTGTTAGCGTATCACCCGCGGCGACTTGGTAGTCAAGTGCGTAGCATTGACTTTTCGTGAGTGCCGATTTGGCACTTCCGCACCAAACAAAATCAGACAAAACACCCAACTCAAAAGAAACTGTCACCGTCTCGCTTTGCGGTACATAGATGGCGTGAGGCGGCACTTGATAAATTACATCGCCATCGTTGGCTTGATTGTAAGGTATTAGCACATTTTCCCTATTCTCTGCACCTACCGTTGCTATTCCGATTTCTATCTCTTCACTCACCTTGCCGTCCGCTGTGTAGGCGTTAAACGTGATGCTCCGCATATCGCGCATCGCAATAGGTATCAACTCGGTCAACTCTACTACAATAGTCCCTGCCGTTAATTGGTAAGTAAGCCCGACCTCAGACGCAAACCACATATCGAGGGTCACCGCCTTTGTGCTCGTTATCTTGACCGCCACGCGCTCCAATCTATAATAGGCAAGTTTCCAATCGCGCACATCCTGTATGCCATAATAAGTAACGGACACACTGCCGTCACTAATCACTTTAGCCGTCACTTGTTTTATCTCGTTCATAATCCTAAACTATTGCTACATTCCTACTCCGTTGCGTATCCGCTGCGAATTGCTCATACTCGCGATACACCATCACCGGTGCCGGTTGTGCTGCCACAGCCTGCGCCATAGCCTGCGCCATAGCGTCATAATCAATACCAACGCCCAACCGACCGCTGTTAATCGTGTCGATGAGGTTATCCGTCGTTGCCTTTGGCAGTATGTACTCGCCGCTGTTCACGTGCGCCGTCAGTTTGTCGCCGCTGTACGACCGTCCCGGCACCTCGCCGCCATAAGCGTAATTGCCCGCGTCGCCATTAATCACCTGCTTTGCCTGCTTAATCGAACTCGCCACGCTCGCAACCACGCCCGCAATAGTAGCCACTACCGATATGATAGCCGCTATATTGGCAGGGAAAGGCACAGCGGACGCGCTCGCTATACCAGTACTAACCGCAACTGCTCCATTGGCTATACTCTGCGCCTGACTCGCTATGATAGACCCCACGGCAAACGCTTTCTGTTTCTTCGCGGCCGCCTCGCTGGTCTTCGCGTCTTCCGCGTACATATCAGAGAGACCCTGCAACGATGAACTCAACTGACCAAATGCATCACCGAGTTGCTGGATATTGCTCATTTTCTTGTCAAACGCTTCCTTTTCCGCGTCGAGGTCTTGCTGTCTGCGCTCATCTTCCTCCCTCTGACGCTGGTCCGCCGCCGCCTTGCGCTCGTCTTCATAGCGTTGTATGATAGCAGCGCGCGCGGCTTGGTACTCTTCCTCGGTGAGTAATTGGTTATCCTTGTTGTACTCTTCCGACTTGTACAACTCTTCCAACAAACGCAATTCCTCTGCCTGTTGCTCTTCGTCCGTGATTAGTCCGTACTGCTGCCGCAACTCTTTCCTCTTCTTCAGTATGTCTTCAAGTGTCACGGTGTCCGCTGCCGTGGCTTCCGTGGCTGCCTGCGTAGTTGCCGTAGCGGCTGCCTGTTGGTTGCGCATTTCCGCGAGTTGCCCGTTCAACTCACGGACGGTATTGTTGTACTGAGTTGTGACATTTATCAGATTAACACGGGCTTGTGTGAGTGCGTCATTAGCAGCCGCGTCATTCTCTGTATTCTTCGTGTTATCCTCTGCGAGTTTCAGTTCCTGTTTGGCAATAGCCACGCGGTCGGCGGCATTGGCCTTCTCCAACTTAACCGCTTCCTCAATGAATTTAATGCGTTCCGCCGTAGTGTACTTATCCTTTTCCGCCGCCTTTGCACGCAACTCACTAATCTTATTGTTTCTTTTTGCCTCAGTCTCTGCAAACTCCCTGCGTTTGTCCGCGAGTTCCTGTTCGGACTTGGTAATTGCCGCTGTAACACTCTGCGCTTCCTGCAACCGTTTCTCCAGCCCCCAATCCTTACCGACCGCCTTGCCGATAGCGTCCAACCCCTTAGCCACGTATGCAATAGCCTTAGACACGCCACTCAACGCCCCGACGACTACATTACTCAACACCTTAGCGAATGCATCGAAGCCCTGTTGCACCACGTCCAACGCACCCTGCAACGGCGCAAAAGCCGTCTGGAGTTCGCGCATGCGGTCTTCACTTGACCTGAAAGCGTCCACTACCTTGTGCACCACCGCGGCAATTGCGGTGAAGATGGCTACCCACGGATTAGCCAATAGCGCGGTCATTTTCTTCTTAAATCCGTCAATACCCACTCCCGCGCTGTTTAGTGCCTCTTCATACCGTCCAATAGTAGTCTTATAATTGCCTACTGCCTGGTCGGCGTCCTTAATAGTATCGGACAATTCCTTTGCCTGTTTTGCAATCTGTTTGCCCGCCTTGCCTTTTCGCTCTTCCTCCGAGAGCGCGGCATATTGCGTTTGCAAGTCCTTCAACTGCTTACGCATAGCATTAACAGAGCCCTCCGCGTCCTTCTGTTCGCGCCCCCATTGCTCTATTAACTTGGTATTTGACTTCACCTGCGCGGAGAGGTCTTTGACCCCCTGTGCAACCTCTACATAACGCTTTTTCTGCGCGTCATCAAGCGTACCTTTCTCCTTAATTATCTTATTCAGTTCCGCCTGCTCTTTCTTCAAGTCTGCCAACTGCTTAACCGCTGCGGCTGTCTGCGCCACCAAATCGTCGGCGTTCAGTTCCACGTCAATCACTATGCTCTCGGTACTCTCTGCCATAGTCTTATTTTTTTATTTTTTTTTCTGCCACAAAAAAAGACTTCTATATATACACTATATTATATATACTATATATATTATATATATAAAAATAAAAAATAAAATAATAAACGCTCCCAACGTGGCGAAACGCTATTTTTTACCTTTTCCGTGACAAAAACGCCCATTTCCTTTTATTTTTTCTGCTTAAAATCGTGCACTATCTCACCCACTATCACCTGCCCGACACCCTTTGTGACTATCTTTCTCACATCATCAGCCGCCACCTTGACGATGCCACTATACACATCAATCGGCTGCCTGTGCCGCTCCGTGCCCTCGCGCGCTATCTTGCGCCCCAACAGATACGCAAACGACCTGCGCTCGCGCTCCGTGTCGAACTGCAACCCCTTGTCACGCGACCATTGCTCCAATATGGCAGCAAAGCCGGCGGGTACCTTGCCGCCCGCCCTACCTACTTCCACGGTACCAAACGGCGCGGCGTCTCCCCCACCAGCCACCAACTGCACACCCCTCTCTGTTGTGCGTACACGGACACTCGCAGACGTGCGACCGCTCGCATTAACACCATTGGCAGCCATTGACGCCTGTATCTCACTGACTGCCGCTTGCAAACGCTCCGACACTTGCCGCTTTACCTGTTCTATATCCATATAATCAGAAATTATGTTCTATAACATAATTATAAAACACTCCGTTATGATAGTGGCAAAAGTAGCGGCAAAGGCGCACATCTCCCACCAATAGACGCTGCACTCCTTGGCGGTCTTAGTGGCGAAAGCAACGCACCACACCAGTAGTGCGGCAATAGGTATGATATACGCTATCCGCCAGCATACCACGCCACACCATAGCAGGCTGAAAACAGCAGCACACTTGGCGGCTATACTATGCACCTTACTCTCCATAGTGCAAGAACGGAAAGCAGGGGCTGCACCAACAAAGGCTATACTGCCAGCGGCAAGGAACGCAAGAAAAGTAAGGTTGCTTTCCCACCCGCCTACTGCGTTACTAATCTCTATCCACGCTGGCATAAGGGTAATAGCCACACTCGCCATCATAGCGGTGAACATAGCCCCCATACCCTTTTGCTCATTCTGCCAAAGGTAGTACGTCTCGGACAGTGACTTGGGCACTCCAAACAGACGAAGCGACACGTAGTTATACACCGCGAAAATCAACAGCGCGGCAAAGGCGCAAATCAAACATACCTGTATCATAATCCTACTATTTATAATCAGTGCCACGCGGGGGCTATCACCTCCCCGCGGGCTTGGGCGTGGCTACCAATGATACCCCCACCCATAAGTTATCCCAATCCCTACATACGGCTCGAACCGTGCCTGCATAGTGGCAGGTTGCACGCCCAAACCGTAGCCGACTTGCAAGCCCACCACGATACTCTGCCCAAAGCCCCTGCGGCTTGTCTCCGTGCGCTCTGTTGGCACTTGCGGCACATAGCGGGTAAATGTATCAGTCTTATAAATCGAAATGCTGTAATCGTACATCTTCACCGCGTTCACCTCCAATCGGTAGTCCGTAGTGCTATCTACATAGTTTTGCGGAATATCGGCTATATACACCGTGTCGCGAAGCATTATCGTATCGTATTTGTAGGTTTCCTGCAAAATAGTCCGAGTAGAGCGGATTGTATCGTGTTGCACAACCACAAGGGTGTCGTAGCGGACAATCTCTGCGGGCGTGGGACTGCTCTCTGTCCGTCTCGCAGTAAAGCCGAGCAACCACACAAGCAGCAGGAATATCGCCACTCCTACCGCTATACGCACTATTTTCACCAAATAATCGCTCACTATTTGCTCAATCCTTATTCCATTGGCGGCACAATAGCAGCAACAGCCTTGTCGCACTCCGCTTGCAGTCTGTCGGCTTCCTCTTGCGTGATAACGCGATAGTCGGAGTAACTGTCCTTAATGGGCAGATACGACTGCGTGAAACTTGAAAAAGCGGCGATGTCTTCACCCTCTTTCCACGATGTGATACGATACCCACCTGCGGCAGTAATGGTGATATATTCCCCAACCGTTGAGGTCGTATGCTCTAATTGCAGTAAGTTGTCTCTTGTCATAGTTTTATGAGTTGATTATCCAGCCTTTGTTAGTGGCAATAGTTATCCAATCGTTAATGGTCAGCGATTTGGACTGCTCCTTTTGGGTTGTCGTGTCATACACATCAGTAGCCGTGTACTTGCCCGTTGTGGCTTTGGCAGCATTCAGCGAGGTAGCATTGAGGTAAATGGTCAGTTCGCTATCGCCTGTGTTGCATGGCAGTGCTGCAAAGATATTGGCATACGACTGCGGGGTGAGTTGGGACATTACAGAAAAGCCGACGTTGGCAGGAAAATCTATCATCGGCAGTTTCTTTACTGAAAAGTTTTTAACGGCTTTGCAATTATTAAATGTCAGATAGAACTTATAATTCCCTGTCGTCTGTACGTCGCTCCAATCTCCGAGGATTACCGTTTCCAATGAGGTGCAATTAGTAAAAACGTAATTGACCGAGGCTTCACCTGCAATATCACCAATGGTAGCACTTTTCAATGCCGTACAACCATCAAAAGCACCATTAAGCCCTCCCGTATCTTTGAATGGCAAATTGGGCATTACGATAGATTGTAACTTCCTGCAATACCTAAACGCCTGCACGGCGACGTATATGTTATCCAAATTATCCGGCAAAACAACACGTTCAAGGTTGGTGCAATTGGCAAAGGTTCTTATCAAATAGGTGATAGTATTATTTTCTTTCGGCAGGACTACTTTTTTAAGCGCGGTACAGCCATTGAAATAGTCTGTCATAGAGGTGATATTCTCAAGCATCTCCTTTGTGAATGGTGGCAGATACTCAATGTCTGTACGCCCCGTGAATGGTGATGTGTTTGACAGTTTGATAGTGCCGAAATCCACATTCTCGGCAGTAGCCGTCTCTTTGCGGTTGGTAGGTGTTAATGTCTGTGCCATAGTCTCAAACGTTTAGTCCTGTTTCACGAAGCACCATGTATGCGTCCGTGTAGAGCATCTCCTGCTTGTCGGGGTCGTACACATTCAGTTGATACACGCCCACCTGCATCGTTGTTGTTACCTCGGGTGCAAAATAGAAATAGGCTTTATCTCCGACAAAGAAACCCGCCACCGAAACCGATGTATTAGTGGCGGCATTGCGCAGCGTAGCCGTATAGACCTTTGATGTATCAAGGGCGGTAACGCATATTGTGTAGGCTATACCTCTGTTCATGGTGTTCATATTGCAAACTTTTTCCCCTTTCGTCGGTTGGGTGGGCTTTCAACTCCACCCGCGCCGACTACTCGGACTCAAACAACAATTATGAAAAAACAGCCCTCAGGCGTTTATTGTCTCTGTTCTTTGCGCCAGTGCTCGTAGCGTGTCGCGGTGGACTTGCCTATGTCCATTGCCTCACGAGCCTGCTTCACACCCATCGTCTTGCGCAACTCGGCAAAACGTTCCCTGTTGGCTTGTGGCGTCTGCTTTGTGTCGCGGGTCTCTCGCGGGTCGGTCGCGGGTTGTTCGAGGGCTCGGGCTTTCGCCTGTGCGCGTCTCTTATGTGCCATCTCTGCGACACGCTGCATAGTCTCGCTTAACTCCTTAACGGCTTCTTTTGCTTTACGCTCACGCTCGGCATTGTAGTCTTGTAACGCCTTAATATCCGCCCGCACTACCTTGTCGCTCTCATTGTGCTGCCGCTGCCACTCGTCCTGCCGCCTGTTCAGTTCCGCAAGGCTCTTGTAGTTGGCATTGATA